CCATAATTGAACGTTGCTCTTTATTTAGTGGAGCTAACAATTCACCCATGATTTCTTTTCTTTGTTGAGATTCCTTCAACATACGAATTTCTGCTTGTTTACTTTCTAAAATCTTCTCTGCAGATAAAACAGCTTTAGCTGCTTCTTGCATTGCTTGATCTTTCATGTCTATGACTTTGAGTAATTTAGCAGTTTCCGAATTCTCATTTAAGTAACTGGTCTGATATTCAGCAGCAAAAGCCTCGAATAATTTACGACCGAACTCTTGACGACGAGCAGCTTCAATGTCTTCTTTTAATGATGTAATTTCAGAACGTAGTCCTTTATTTACAACACTTTCGACCATTACTGCAGCACGTTGCACGAATTGTTCTTTTACTTTTTTGATTTCTTTACGGCCTTCACGAAGTAATTTAACTTTAGTTTCGGCCAAATCTTGTTTATCTTTGTAGAACTCTGTAATTTCTTGAGCTAGAGCCTCAACAATGAAGTTTTCCAATACACCAAATTTACTTGCCATTTGCATTTGATCTTCGTGCAATTCTTTAACTTCAGATGCTAATTGACGTGTTACGAAAGTTTTCATAACATTAGCACTTTCAGTGATTTTTTTAGCATATTTAACTTTCATTTCTGCTAATTGCTTACGATCATCTGCAAACTCGCCAATTTCACTACGAAGTTGGTCAGAGATCATACGATCTACTGCTTCAACCATAGTGCTTTTGTCGTGTTCGTATTTTTGAGCGAATTCTTCTCTTAGTTGTTGACTAACTTGTTCACGGTTTTCTAAAATTTTACGATCCCAAGCTTGTTCAATTGACTCTTTAATCTCACCAGAAATCACATTGTTTTCAAATAATTTGTTTAATGCATCTAACATGTGTTTCTCCTATTATTGGAGATTTCCTGTATAATACAGGCTCTCGGTTTTGTTATACGTTGGTATTTCTACTGCTGTATTTAGTTTCGCAGCTTTGTTAGCTGCTTTTGTTCTTTTTATTTTTGCTATCGTTTCTGGTGAACGAGATTTCCCTTTCAACGATTCACTGCGTTTTTTATTCGATTCGTCAGAATGGGTTATACCAGTTAAACCCTTGTTCCATGCTGGTTTACCGTACATTGGGTTATTTTCACCCTGTTTTCTAATACTTAATTTTTCACGAACTTCATGACTAATTGATTTTCCAAAAAACGGTTGTTTTTCTTTTGGTAGTCCTTTATTCCATGCTACTTGTAATCCAGTTTTGCCTTTATTACATGGGGCTATTCCGGTAGTAGAGAATTTTCCAGCACCATTGTGTTGATTAAAACTCATGTCATTGTCCGCAGCATTTAAACTAGTTAATAATTTACTTTCCAATTCTCTAATATATTGTGGATTACCGATAACCAAAATGGTTCTTTTCCATTTAGACCGATCTTCAATTATCATTGGTCTAACAAGTTTACTGGAACAAATATAACCATCATTTGGATGACAATCTTTTCTAGTCCTAGATCCTATGTACCATTTTCCAGATAATTTATTTGTCCATTTATACAGATAAGCAATCGTCATTATTTCAATCCATTAATAATATTAACTAAAGATTCTTTGAGATATTTTTGCGCCTGTGGATCACCTTTCACCTCTTGCGCTACGCGGAAGGCATTATAACCACCTCTTGTATTCATTAGGTGTTCATAAATTGGTGTTGGGTAAGCACCTGGAGCGGACGGCTGGGCTACCATATCTACTGTGATAATCTCAAAATCTGATACTGAATTGGACCCGTCACTACTGACGTTTCCAGAACCTCTAGAGGAGACACCTAATTTAACGCCGCTTTCCAACATTGTTTTAATTAGTTGTCCCATAGGGGTTGGCAAGATTTTAAGCTTGCCATAACCATTTGGACCATCCATCCACATATTAGTTATCATATGTGACACACGGTCCAAATTTATTTTTAGATCATCTGGATGATCCACTTCTCCGAGTACTGAATAACCGTTTTGAATCTGATCGTTAAGGGTCTTAACAGCCTTGCTAATCTCGCTCACAGGGTAAACACGTTGATTTGCATTACGGATACCGCCTTGAATGCAGATACCTGACATATGCAATGTTTTACCTTCTCTATCATCAGATTCAACGATCATCTGTGCTTCGTTGAAACTGAGGTTTTCTCGGAGATATAACATATATTATTTTCCTAATCTTTTGGTTAAACTTTTGTTGTTAACACCTGATACAGAATTTGGACTACCTGTACCTGCACCAACTACTTTATTACCTTTATTGTCACCAAATCCACCTGGTTGTTTTGTTTTGAACGCTGTTTTACCTGCGTTTCCACCAGGAACGTTGATGTTCCCACCAGTTTGTGGTTGTGTAGATGGTTTAGCTAATCCACCTTTTGTACCACCTGATGTTGTAGAAAAGTTTTGTGCGATATTAGCAGTTGTTCCACCCATATCATTTTTCATGTTATCCACAACTGATTTGTTTTGAATACCATTATCACCATGTTTTGGTAATGCAACTTTATTTACATATTCCATAAATCGTTCGAATTCTGCATCATTTTCTCTTACAAATTCATGTGTAATGTGAACTTCTTTAACTTCTGCATCATCATCACCTAAATCTGCACCGAATTCATCTTCTGGTTCTGCGCCGAATTCATCACCGCCGAATTCATCACCTTCATCACCTTCATCACCAAACATATCAGCATGTTCTGGCTCGTTTTCTTCACCAGATAATAATTGGTCGAATTCTGCTTTCAATTCTTCTAATGCATCTTCAAGGTCTAAAACTCGATCTTCTAGTTCACCTTCGCCTTCTTCTTCATCACCAAATTCTGGTGCTTCTGCATCATCTTCTTCATCACCAAATTCTGGTGCTTCTGCATCATCTTCTGAATCATCTTCTGAATCATCTTCTTCAGAATCAACATCCATTTCTTCTTCTTCCTCACCTGGGAAATCAGATTCTAATAATTCTTCGTAAATTTCACGTGATTTTCCAACAACGATGTTGTGGAAAATTTCTTTTGCTGTTTCTTGATCTTCATTGATCAACGCTTCAAGCATAGCTTCAAATTGTGCTCTATCAGTCATTTTAATCTCCTGTGATATTTTCAAGGCTGTAATATATTTACACTACTTATCAAAAATAGTGCTCAAATGCATAAAAAACGCCAGTTTTTTATTTATATTTTTTTAAAATATTTACATAGGCGAAGCTGGAGGTGGTGTAGCATACATATCATGTATAAATTCCAACTCGCGTTCTTGTTCTAATAAATGTGCTTCACTGCCTTTTCGTAATTCATTAAGCTGTCGTAATGACAAACGAGTTTTTCGAGTGTCATTACGATGCATAGTAGTAATATCACGCTCTGGGCTATAACGTAAGTCATTCGCTACGTGTCTAGTATCTGGATCAATATAAAATAGTTCTCTTAAAATCATATTGTATTTATGCCACAGGTGGTGTAGATGGTGCGCTAGCGACTGGAGGTGCACCCGTTCCTGCCATGTCAACTGGTATATCACCTTCCATTCCATCAGGAGCAGATAAATCACCGGCCATCCCTAGATCACCTTCTATACCAGCAGCAGATAATCCAGCACTTCGCATTTCACCAGCTGCATCAGTATGAGTGGGCATTCCTTTACCATTTTCTTCTGCCCATAATCGTTCATTATCCGCCATTTCATCATCGGTTAATCCAAGGAAACGTTTTAATGCAAATCGATTGCTCATATATGGAATTTGTTGAATAGTATTAAAAGTATTAATACGTTCACTATCCAATGCACTTTGACGTGTACTTGCAAAATTCATTGGTGGGTTAAAATTTAATTCAAATAAATTAGAATCAATATTAACGCCGCATGAATTCATATACATTTTAAATTCAGAATCAAATGATTCTGTAATTAACCATTGCAATCTTTCACAATATTTGTTGAATCTTAATTCTTGAATGTATGCAGTCCCAACACGACCATCGTTGAACGACGCTTGACTATCATCTGCACCAGTTGGTAAGTATGAACTTGGTATACGCAATCCACGAAATAACTTATTAGTAAAGTATTTTAAATCATCAATTTCACCAAGATTTGTACCACCAGGTAATACATCAACCTTGCTTCCACGTCCATCCGCTGTCATAGGGAAGAAGTAATCCTCATTGATTGATAATGGATTATAGGCTGAATCAATTACATTTTGTCCGCCACCTGATTGACTTGGAATTCTACGTTGATGGATTTCGTTTTTAACTCTTTCAACAAATGCCATAGCCATATGCGAAGGCATATTACCAACATCAATATGAAATACACGACGTTCGGGAGCACGTTGAATACGGTAAATTAAAATAGCATCTTCTAGTAACTCTTTTTGTTTATAAACTTTATAAACATTCTCCAATAAACTATTACCAAATGGATAATTGTTATCCAATCCTTCTGACAAGGATAAATGAACGACATGTTCTGCATCGATAGCATATTCAGTTTCAGCTAATCCAAATCTACTGCCAGAACTTGAACTTGGATATGGACCAGATGACCCGCGTTGTGCTGATTGTGAACCCATATATCCAGCACCAGAAGTCATTCCACCACCCGCTTGTCTTGGGTTAATATTTGGAGTAATTTGTGTAACTACTAAATTTTCAAAATTAGGAGCTAAATCTTTAACAATATATTGTTCTGGTTTTTTACCATCACTTTCATTTACGATAACTTTTACTAATTTACTTGGATCTACCCATGACCATTTTTGTGTTTCAGGATCTCTAATAAAAAAGGCATCACCATATTTGTAAACATTACGAACAATTCTAAAAATTTTAGTATCAAATTGTTGTAATTTATTCCATTGTTGTAGATATTCACCCAATATTTTTACTTCAGAATTTGTAGCTTTACTGCGCCATTTAACTGTGAATGGACTTTTTCCATCTTTTAATTTTTGAGTACAAAATTCAGCTAATATATCAAGAGCAGCATTTACTTCTGGATCACTATCCATTACTTCATATTGTTGATATCGTTCAATTCTATTTGGGCTACCAGAATAAACATCAGGTAAATAACTGGAGTAATTAGTTCTAGCTGGGCCAGCTTTCGATGTATTTCCAGACACTGGACTTAACTCGGTTCCCGATGTTACTGGGGTAAAATATTTACGCCATGTCATGACTGAACCCCTTCTTATTATTTTTATTCATTTATATTTCCTTATATTCTAGAACCAGTTGATTCACCTGCATATCTTGCAGCTTTATCACTCGAATCACTGATTGATTGTGTATGGTTAACCATACGCATTATATTCTTATTTACATCAGACATCACATCATGAAGGTCTTTTATGGTTACTGATTGAATTTCAGTAGCGGGTTGTTCTTTAACCGGTGGTTTTTCAATTACTGGTTCTGGTTTTTGTTCAACAGGTTTTATTTTTTCAATTAATGATGTAATCTGCGGAGCAATATTGAACGTATCTGGTGGATTGAATTCTGTAAATTTTGAAGTTTGTGATACTAGTTCACCTTTTAATGATTCGAATTGATCAGCAATGGAAGTATTGTCTTTAGGTGAAAGCTGTGATACTAGTTCACTTTTTAATGATTCGAATTGACTTGGTAAATCATTTTCTTTACTAGGTTCCGTGCTTAATTGTCCTTTTAATGATTCAAGCTGTTTAGAAAAATCTATATTTCCCACACTTTCAGTCATTGAAGAAAACATTTTTGGCAGTTGTGATAAAACTTCATTTGGTTTCATCACCATTTCATTATATCTTCCTTCGGTCATAACTGTTTCTTTACCGCCAAGAAGCATTGGGGTGTTTTCACCAAAATCTTCTATATCAGTACCTTTCTTACCAAATGATCCAGTATGTCTTTTTTCCAATGGGGTTCCTGGAACTATGTCACTTGGTTTTATACCACCACTATTGGATTCAGTAGGTACTACAGTAGGAGTTGGTTTTGCTTCTGTCGTTGGTTTTATAATACTTTTAAGATCTTCGAAATTTTTTCTATTTTGATCACTAGTTTTATTAAAATCACCAAGTGATTTTAAAATATCTGACACAGGTTTTAATCTTTCTGGAGTTTTTCCTAATTCTTTATTCAAGGTATCTAACGCACCAGCTGCACCGACTGCGGTTTTTCTCATGCCTTCAGCAGATTTATTAAGTTCTCCCATGACAACTGCACCCTCAAGTTGTCTACCTTGGGCATCTTTCAATTGTTGATTTTGAATTACCTCTGCTTTTGCTGCTTCTATTGCTTTTGTTGGATCTTTACCTGTAAATTCTGCTTCTTGTGTTGCTGCTCTACGCTGACCTTCAATTGCAATAGTATCGCCTTTAAGCTTCTTCATCTGATCTTGTAACTCACCAGTTCCATTTTTAGCAGTTAATGCAAATTCACGGGAATTAGTGTAAGCTAAAATATCAGCTTTTGCTTTTTCCATGGCGGCATCAGCGGCTTGCTTTTCGGCAGCAGTTGTTGCATTTTGTTGTGCCGCAATTGCTCGTTGAAATTCATCACCAGCTGGTCCTAATGCTGTCAATGTTCTAATAGTATCGTCAGTGAATTGTTGGCCACTTGCAATATTTGCAGCTGCATTTTGAATTGTAGGACCAACATCAGCTAACTGTGCTTGTGTTTTTGCATATTGGGCACGTTGTTCTTCTGTCATCAACTGTAGGTCCAATTGACTGTCAACAGATTTTAATCTAGTATCAATTTCATTTGTAATAGATTCTCTACTTTTACCGGTAAGTCTCGCAGTTTCATCAATTTGTATTGCAAACGCCGCACTAGCATCAGCCAATTTTTGACGTTCCTTGGCATCACTCATATTAGCTTTTGTTGCCATACCCATTACAGCAGTACTTTTAGCTATTTCATTCGTATTGATTCCAGCAACAATCATTTGTTGTCCAAGAGGACCTTCTATTGATCGTTTGACAGTATCGGAAAAATTTTCACCAGCTACACTGGCATTTCTACCAAATCCCTGCAATCGGCCTTCAGCATCTCTCATTGTTTTTGTGTACTGGTCAATAGTCATACCAGCTTGGGCGGCTTGTTGATTAAGGGCGGTAAAGCTATTATTTGCCAATCCTTGTTTACCCGCTTCATTTGACAGTTCACGACCTTCTATTATTGTC